TCTCTCTTCAGCCATCGCTCGCATTTCAGCCTGTATGATTTGCTCACGTTCAACTGCTTTATCACGTGCTATAAGGTCGTCGCGCTCCTGTTTCGTGATGAGTTTCTCCGCGTACTTCTCGTCCACGGTTTTCTCGGCGTACCGGCCATCCGCGAATTTAAAGTGCCGGATGTCGTCGGCCCGGAGAATCGCACCGGACAGGCTACCGTTGTGGATGTCGAGCTCCACGTCACGGAGTTTCCAGTCCTCGTATTCGGCGGTTATACTGCCCTTGTCATCGTACAGGTAGATCATTGTGGCCTCCTTATGCCGCGTACGTTCCCACGTAGGCGTAAAAATTAAATATCCCCGAGCGCGGGCGTGTGTGTGGGCCGGTGCGTGGGGTGCCGTTTGTGCCGTCTGAGACAGGGGTCAAATCATCAAACAAGGTATCGTCATAGGCAAAATATGCCGCAGGCACCCCCCCCGTTACTTCCTTTCCCCTACTGATCCGCCAGCCCTGGAACTGATCCCTCTGCGCCAACCCCAGCACATTATACAGGCCGTCGTTCATGATCGCGGCGTCTGTCAGTTCCTTGTGCCGCGCTGTCGTGGTACTGCCCGCGATGCGATGGGGGTAAATGCTGATATTGGCCGTACTCGCGGTTTTAGCCCCTGGGGTGAGTCCCGTGGCCGAGCACGTAATAACCGCCGACGAGCTGCCGACGTTGGCGAGCGTAACGCCCGTGATCTGATAATCCCCGGCCGGGATGCCACCTATGGCCTCCGGGAGTGTGAGCGTCCCGTACTCGCGGTCATAGGCATACGCCTCGGCAAGCGCGCGCATGAGGATGTAATTTTCGGGCTTCTTCGTGGTGCTGCCCTCGTTCATCCAGAGAGAGAACGCATTCGCGGCGGTAATCTGATACGACGTGATCGGAAACGTCGTGACCTTGCTGACGGCTTTCGTGATCTTCCATATCCGCGCGCCCGCCGCTGCCGTTCCGGGTTCATCAACCGTTGCCGCCGTGTCCGATGTGCGCGTGGCGATATATCTGAATTGGTTCAGCTTCTCGATGAATACGAGGTCGCCGACGGCTATTTCGGGGTCAAAATTTGTTCCGCTCCCAGTCAGCGTCTTACCCGCGAGCGTTACCGTGCCCGTGAGTACCGCAGACGACCAGCGCGGGCCAGCAATTATTGTCCGAAGGTATGGCACGTAATCTACGTAATTTGAAGCACTAAGCGTTGATGTTGGCGTAGCTAAATTAAACCAAGGGTCTGTTGCCGATAAAGTAATGTCTTCTTGCGTGATAAGTGACTGTCCAACACGATACGGTGACACTATGCTTCCTGAAATAGTGTCGAGGTCTGCGCGGGCGTTCAGCGACAGGTCTTGAAGAAACTGGTTGACAGATTGCATGTACCGGCTCATTCCGGCTTTATCGTCGGGGGATGGTATGAGCGGCAGTATCGGTGATTTATTGGTTTTCATTTCTCAATCTTCTCAGTTCGGCGTTAAATTCCTTGCTGCGTATGCTTTTGAGTTTATAAAGTTGCCTATCGAGCCTTTCCTTTTCTTCATCGCTGGCACGTTCATACCGCCGATGAAACATCTCTGCGCGAGTACCGGCATCTTGATACTGCAAGTCACGCCACCACCTTCCGTCAGGTATTCCAGTCAAGCTTTTTTTCTCGTTTAATTGGCGCAAAAAATACCGGCGCTGTTCCCTCGGTTGCGTGTTGATGAATTCAACAGCTTCTTCCTTCGAGATTCTACCACGTGCGTATTCATCGGCAATCGCGTCAAACTCACGGCGAACCACAGCCCTTTTTGTAGCGCGTTCCCGTTTGATTCCTTCTGACTCCTGTTGGTATGGAGCAAACGGATCAGTCGAACGCAAAGCTTTTCTGATAAACGGAGCCTTGCTAATCATCTCTTGCATCGTCTGGTCGCGCATGTCCTTCGGGAGTTCGCCAAGCATGGCGCTCATAGCACCACCAGTAAGAGATGTCCAGATATTACCGCTTGTGAATACCTGTTCAAGCGCATATTTTGTTCGCTCGGGAGACATACCCGTGGCTTCTCCTATTTTCACGTAGGCTTCTGGCGTGTATCGGTTGTATTCCTGAGATGGATCAATACCCTTGCGACCGCGCCATATATCCTCGTTGCGCCAAAAGTTCTTGTTGGCCGCATATCCAAGCATGGCCTCGATTGTTGGGGGAAGAACGCCGGTAGGAACTATTGGAAGCCCGTCTTCAAACGCCATTGACAACTGGTTTGTTTTGAATGTATCACCTATCGAGGCTGCGGCGAGGTTCTCAAATATTGACGCGAAGATGCGTTGCGACTGATCTTTGGCTACCTTGAAATAGTAATAACGCTTGTCCCCGTTCTTGTCGTAATAATAAAGCGGGGTGGTGAATATAAAGTTTGACGCTTTCTCGCGGTCGGGCACCTGTTCCCACGCCTCGGGGTTAGTCATGCGGTTGGCATAATATAATCCCGCAGCCATAGTTCCAATCTGTCCGACTTTATACGTGAACTTTCCGGGGTGGTCTGCCGCATATCTGAACACACCGCGAGTCCCTTGTATGGCAGCGTTTAAGTATGGTATAGCAGAGTCAGCGGCCTTGACAAACGACCCACCCTGTGAGAAGTCAAGATAGTTTCTCGCGGCGTATGTGGCCCGCATCTCGGCTCGTGCTGGGTCAATTCCTTCTTTGGCTGCGTTTTTAAGGGCACGCTTTCTGAGCGCAAGCCGCGACCATATCTCGGTAGTTTCTCCAAGATACCCCATCACGCCATAGAGCTTGTCAAGCGCCGAACCCGCCAATCCTGGTCTACCCTGGTGAGTCAAGAACTCCATTCCGCCGCCTTGCTGAACGTATTTCAGGTAGTCTCCCTTACGTAGCACGGCATCCTTCGCTGTGGATACGAGGTCTACGGCCTGCTGCCCCATCGCTTTTGGAAGGAACGACGAATACTCATCCGTAGTTAGAAAGATATGTGCAAGGTCACGGGCAAAGTTTGTGACGGCAAACTCAGGGTTAAGACCTGTTGCCATTGGTTTCAGTATTTTTGATCCCGACAACCATCCTATCGTTGAAGACAACTGTTTCGATATTTGCGGGTCTGAAAGCACCCATTCTTTGGCTATGTCTGACGGCATCTCTAGATACTGACGCTTACCATTGACCATAACAGCGACAATCTCATTGCCCGCAGTTGGAGTTGGCTCGCTCATTCCCCACTTGTATTTCTGATATTGTTTTGATATTCTCTTGAGTACAGCTTGATCTTCTGCGTTTCTAACATTTTCAACCATCTTCGCTATCTTTCCGGCAGAGTATTGCTTCCGCTCTCCGTCTATATATGTATCAACTATGATAGCGTCATCAGCAACCTCCTTACCATTATAAAACAATTTCCTCTTAGGTATAGCAACATGCACAAGTCCGTTGTCAGGTACTTCTTGCGCGAGTTTAAACAATTCCTGGTTCGCGCTGTTTTTCATAATACGTGCATTGGTGCGTGATACAACTTCGGCCATAAGAAGTCGAGAATTATTTTCCATGGCCTGCTCGCTACCTTCTTTCAACGCCTTGATTCCACTAGAAGGCACGGTAAGCTTTGTACCGCCGAAAGTATAGTTTTGCTCTGGGTCGATATACTGTATGAATCTTCTCGGCGAGTAATCTCCTTTTGAAAGAAGCGCCTGATAAGAGGCATCGTCAAGCAACCCGGCCTGCTTCATTTTACCAAGCTGTTCTTGCATGACTCCGAAGTACTGGTCGGCGCGTTCATTAAGAGCCTTGAATCTCTGTGGATCAGATTCGGCAAGTGCTTTTAGGTACTCCGCATGGTCTTCTGGCGTAAGTCCTCTGGTGTTGGCAACGTCTTTATATTTACCAATAGATACTGTGCGGCGGGAAGCAATAATCCTGTTAAGTTGCCGCTCGTCATCGTGCGACAATCCTTCGTAGATTGATCGACTGTACTTGTCCAACTCCATGTCTGTAATGGCAGAAGCACCGCGAGCTAAGTCGTGACGAATAGCGGCATCTTCTCCAATCGGTCCAAGTTTTTTCAAGTCCTCTTTGACGTTACCGCTGGTATCTACCAAACGTGTTTTGGCCTTGCGAAGAATGTTAGGTATATTCACCTTGTGAAGAGTGGAAATCTCTTTTTCGCTTGCGTCATACATGGAGTCAACAACCTGTGCTATCTTGCTGGTTGGGGTGGCTGTCTTTATACTCGGAGCTTCTGCTTTAGGTTTGCCTTTCCACGGCATCGGTATTTGAGTCACCGCTTCAACGGCTTCGCGTACCGGAGTAAACTGAGTCTTCATAAGCATCGACAGTCCCTTCGCACCGGCAAGACCGATTGCGAGGTTGATCGGCTTTGTTTCCTCTTCGATCCCGCGAATGGGTGCGGTACTTCCCATACGTTTGGCTAATTCTACTTCTTGTTCGCTTTGTTGGCGTAACGCGGCCGCCTCCTCGTCGGTCATAAATGGGTTGATCTTTTGAATTGCCCGCCCTGCCATTTCTGCCAAGTTGGTATTCCTCAAAGCACGATCTAAGTAGTGCTCTTCGTGTTGCGGTGCGCGGCGTGTCTCCTTCGACGGTCCTATCTCACGAATCTTTTGTGGTTCTTCGTATGGTCCTATCTCGCGGATTGACTGCGCAGCTTTGTAGGGGCCTATCTCGCGGATTGACTGCGCAGCTTTGTAGGGGCCTATCTCTTTGACGGTAGGCTCTTCTTGATACGGACCTATTTCGCGAATAACAGGCATTACAGTTTTCTCAATCTACCGTTTTGGTATACCATGCGTACTCCGTTGACTTCGTATTCGTAGCCCTCTTTGTACTTAATCTTAGGCGCGCTTTTCGGTTCGGCCGCAACCTGGTTTTTGTTGGCCGGAGTGTTGTCAGCCACATTGCGCGTGTCTAGATCGTCGCCCGACTGGTATGATAAGTATGGGTTAATAAGAGAGTTGTCCATTCGCGCGACGAAATTTTGCTTTGTCTCGGGCGTCTTCCCTTCGAGTTGTCTCCTCCGCGCCATTAGGGTTGAAAGCGTCTTTTCGTCATTAGCCTCTCTTGCGGCGGCAATCTGCTCGTCCAGTTTTAAAAGATCACGGCGCAGCGCTGAAGAATCTTCGGAGTCAATCGGAACCCAATTCTCGCTGTCCTTCGGAACCTGTCCTTCTGGTAGATATTGCTTGCGCTCACTTCCGCGCTCCTTCCAGAGAACCTTCTTTCCTCCACCAACACCGCCGCTCGGACGTTCTGCCAAAAGGTCTTTCAGCCCAGCCGACATATTCCAACCGAACTTATTGTCCAGCATACGGTACTTTAGAACGAGGTCATTTTTCGCGTCGCGGATTGCCCCTGGATTTCCTGACAGTCGCGCCTTATTGAGTACATCGAAATAGTATCCGTACTGCTCTTCGGCCTCGGTCGGAATATCGCTCGGCCCTACTCCCGCCCGTTGCTTTGCCCGCTCTTTGTATGCTTCAAAATCAGCGGTATTAACGGCGACCTTGTTGATACGCTCAAGCGCCTTCGCCGCCTTAGGTCCGTATCCTGTGGCAAGTTCTTTTGCAAAGCCTTCTCCTTGACCTAATCCAGACTGCTTGAACGCTTCATTTAGGCGCGGATCGGTCGTGTCACCTTGCGCCAAAAGCTTCTTGCCTAACCCGGTAAATTCACCCGACAGCGCGGCCTCGTCCATTGAAGGATCAATCGCCTTCATGGTTTGCGCAAGTCCTCGTCGTGGTGCTCCCGGCGCGTTTGCTCCACTCTCAACCCTGAAGTCTTCAGCATTCATCCTGCTGACGCCTCTTCCCATTGCGTTGTTAAACGATTGTGCCGCACGTTTTGCATCACCCATGCTACGGAACGCAAGCCCTCGCTGTAATTCATTCATGCGCTCGGCCTGCTCGGTTCGCGTCATCTGGTCGAGCAGCCCTAAAAGCCGTACGTTGGTATCTGCGTAATCCTGCCTGCGGGGTATAGAAATCATTTTTTCCTCCTAGCTTGAACTCGAACTTTAATCAGATTTGTTTCCACTACCGCATATTCTTGTATATCGCCGAAGCAGTAAGTAGCGGAGTCATCGCTTGATTGATCTGACCGATAAGACCCTGGCCTCCTGGGTCGTAATAATTCTCTTTTGCCTTAACGCCAAGAGAGCCACCAAACAGTCCGCTCATTCCCGAAAGAGCCTGCATCTGCCGCGCGAGAGCGTTCTCTTGCCCCTGCTGTGACTGGAGAAGTTCGTTGTAGAACAAATTCCCTCGCTGTTGAGAAAGCTGGTTCTGTAAATCAGAAAAAGCCCGGCCAAGTGTTTTTGTCTTTGCCGAGGAGTGGAATTTCCCGCCGTACTGTTCTGATAGCTGAGGAACGAGAGTATTCTGGAAAGCATACATCGCCGGGTTCGCCATCGTATCCTGATAGAACGATTCTATGTCGGCTTGCGAGCGATTGTATGTGTTCTCTGGATTAAGCGCCATCTGGTTCATCTGCGCGTAAATACCCGGCGTGTACTGCTGCGCGAGTTGAGTTTGCTGCTTTAACAGTGCCTCCTGTTCCGGCGTTAGTGTTGATACAGACTTCATCCCGGCACCGGTTCCACCGAAAACCTTTTTCTTGAGCTTACTTGCGAAACCCATATTGCCTCCTACACTCCCGCGTTGTTAAATCCAACAACGAGCGATTCAATCTCAAAGTTCGCCCCGCTTACATTCTCGATGTAGAAGCGAACCTGTGTGCCGCGCATCAGAAAATTAACAATGCGCTCGAAATATTCCGTTGTCCCCGCGAGGTCAATGTTCCCCCACCCGGACCACTCACCGCCGAAGTTGACCGAAGCCCTCACGCGCAGAGCCCCGGCGCTTGACTGCGATATACCAATGAGCAATTCAAGGAGCTTGAAAAGCTGTCGAGGGTCGTTCAGCGGATAGTCCCGCGTGGTCATGTTTGCCGTGATGTCAGCACCATTGTCAGTACCAGAACCGAACTCGTAAACGTATCCGTCTTTGTCGCCAAAGAGATAGGTCGGAGTTCCACCATACGCGAGGAAGTCAGTCCACGATTCACCGGAAGCGAGAAGGTCTGCCCACGTTATCGCGGAAGCATCCCACGTCGCCCACGTCTCGGATGAGTCTGAATACCAGTACCCGAAGGCGGTCATCTGTTGCGGGAACTCCCATATCGACCACGAATCGTCGATGTAGTTGTAAACGTACGCCTTGTCGGGATAGTCTGCCGAAGTCGGTACAAAGAGCGCGTAAAGGTGCCTGTCGAGCATCTTCGCTGAAAACGCCCGGTGCGACATACCCGCGTTAAGACTGCGGATCATGGTGTTTACGATAGCATCTCCTATGGGTACGATCTGCATCCCGTCAAACTTGTAGATATTATCGGTTCCCATAAAAATGTGAAAATTCCCGAAGTCCTGAACAGTCCTGATCGAAGGTGTTCCTATGCCGTTGATGTGGTTCTGCTGGAACTGGAGAGGGTCGGTAGCAGAGCCGGTCGGTCTGGCAACGGTGATCGATTCCTTCTTGTAGACAATGACGTTCTGCCCGAGAGCCTTCATCCCAACGACTTCATCGTTGGTATTCATGAAGTCATAATACAGCCCCTCGGCGTAGCTTTCGGGGTCGCCAGCATCAGACATTTCCAGAGTGAACGGCTGATCGTTACCGGCGTCGATAGTCCAGCCAAGATACAAGTGCTCGAACCCCACAGAGCCGAAGTATCCGCAGTAACGCGCGACATTCGGAGTCCCGCCCAAGTCCGCGAAGTATCCCGTGCCTGTCCATTTTTTCGGCACCTCTATACCGTTTGTCACGACCATGATTCGATCGTACGTCTTGACCGGGAGCGCCACGTCGTGCGGCTGATCTTCATCGTTCGTCCAGCACTTCCTGATGACATACGTGCCATCGGTGACTGAGGGGGCGCTGGTCGTCAGAGTGAGCGATGTCGCGCTTGCGAACGCTGAAACTGTGTACCACGTATCCGGTGTTCCGCTTGCGTTCGGGTCGGTCGTTCCGAATTTGATCTGATAAACGCTGGTAGGCCACGAAGACGACCAGCCAGTAGCAGAACCGGTCACGGTCGCTGCTGCCGTCGTAGCCGTGACAGTCCCGTCGGTATGGACTTCTGTAATGAAATCCCACTCGTCATCGGTGGAGTTGTACTTGTAGGCGTCCCGCGTGGTGGTGGCCACGAGGAACTTGTTGGCCGTGCCAAGAAGCTCGTACCACGTCAGCGAGGTAACGGCTCCGTTCATCTGGTTTCCGAGCACGGTATAACCGGGGCGGCGTTTCACCTTGCCGTCCTCGAACATTATATTAACTCCATCGGAGAGCTTATCCTCGGGGATAATCCTTCGATGAAGGTCTTTGAATATTCCGGTTATAGTTGTTAAAAACTTTCTTTCCACAACAAAGCCCGTAACCTTTTAAGGTTGCCGGGCTTTATCTTATCCGAAGGAAGGTAAAGAATCCGGGTATTGTTATTCTAAACTAAAAGCTATTTGGCCTGTGACGCCAACAGCCACAATCCTTCCGTTCCCACCACACATAGACATAACATTATTATAAGGCGGCGTATCATTAAACGGTAATTCAGTAGACGACCATGCTGCGCCATTGGTTGAAACATACATTTCGGACGGAGTTGTTATAAAAAACCGCCCATTGGCGAAATGAAGCCGCGAAGAAGGCTGGACCGTCATCACATAACTCCAATCTTCAAAGTCTATGGAGTAATAAACCTTGTAAACGCCACCTATCATAAATAGTGCAACATGGTATCCGTTACCGTATTTATACCCCCCAACGGACGACTCAGTAAGGCCCGTTCCAACAGATGTCCAGTCTGACATGTTGTCCGAGTAACAAGAGGTTTCTCCCTCAAGTAAAAAATACCGACTATTGCCATATTGTAGGGCAAGCATATAGGACGGAAGCACTTTTGAAAGAGTTGTCCATGTAACCCCATCGGTAGTATGCAAAAAATCAAGATGGCTTCCTCCTGTGTAAGTTCCTATGGCTATAAACCGAGTTCCATCAGTTGTAAGGGTCGAAGTATACCTAACTTTGTGAACCTGTTGTGTCCATGTATTGCCATCTGGCGAAGTCGCTGTTTGTGCTACCTCCTCAGACATGGCCATGTAAATATTGTTGCATGAAACAATATTTGAGATCGGATACGTTCCGAAGCTCGGAGTTTCAGCCTGAGTCCAAGTGTCACCATCGGGTGAATAGCCTATCTTTCCCGAAGCACCAACAGCCACAAATTTTTCGCCGCAGGTCACAGCATATATGTCGCTTGTTCCGAAGCTCGGCGTTCCTGCCCGAACCCATATCTGACCAGCGTTCCTCGGGGAGTAGAAAAGCCTCATCGTAATGTACCCCTTCGTGCGGAGTTCGTCTTGCTGTTCAGCGGTGAACTCGCCCATGTTCTCGTCGTACACCGTGCGGGTGTAGTACGGTTCAGTGACGATAACATCCCGGTCAACGTATTCTGTTTCGGTGATCGTGCGTGTGTCATCACAGGCCCACAGCCACACGCTCAAAAAGACGATAAACCACCAGCCCCACTGCTTGCGCCACATACCCTTTGAGTAAGGTCGCGGCCACTCCACGATAAACCATATCGCGCTGAGAATCCATCCTGCTCCTATCATGTTCATACCTCCACTTTATTGATAGTGGCAATATAGAGAGGTATTTGCAAAAAGTCAAGTATTTAATCATATTTTGTTCCCACAAGTGCCGCTCTCCACGTCGTCCCCGCGTCCACGGTGGTCATCTGGTAAATCGTAACCTTGCTCGCCGTGGTATCGCGTGAAGGCTCGGTAGCGAACGGCCACTTCACCGTGGCGGGCCACGTCACCGTCGCCGAACCAGACGCGGGGTTGGTAATCTCGATCGTGAGCATCGACGCCACTTTCTCGTCGTATGAGTTTGAAGGCACGTTGGTAATGGCAATCGTCACCGTCCCCGACGTGGGGAGGGTCATCGTGTGGTAGTCTCCTTCGGTCATGTCGATTGTCACAGTACCAGCAGAAACTGTTCCTAATTGGTTCAGCGCATAGGCAATCGACCACGGAGGAGCCTTCATGCGTTCCTCTACGTCTATCTTGTGGTTACGGATTTCCTGAGCGCCAAGACCGGCTTTATCGGTGTTCGCCGGGGTGCTGGTCGAGTAGACGTTTGTATAACGGGAAGCCATTATTTACCTCACAGAAGATTGTGGCAAAACGGACAGGTGTACCCGGCGGACTTAACCTTGACCGGAACTACCTTCTTGCACGTCGAACAGTATAATTTCATTAGCAGTCTATGTACGGGAGAACCACGTTCCCGTTACTCCTTGTGAAGTGCTTATTTTTCATAAGCTGAATCTCTGAGTCTGACATCTCCTCCCACATCTGCGCGGCCTGCCATTCGTGACGACGTTTCTCCTCGAACGACGCGAGGTAGTACGCAATGGCGTCTGGCGCTTCTTCGGTGAGAGAATCGGTGTGAGTCAAAAACGTAGTCGGCCGCGCAAGGTACTTGTAGTACTTCATTTCCAAATACGTCGCTTCATCGGTCATCGGGAACAGCCTCATGGTGTTCTCGTAAATATCGTAGTAAAGCGGGTGCGACTGGGTGCCTCTGATGTCGAAGCCTTCCTTGTCCTCGGTTCCCATCGGGAGTTTAGTCAAGTTGATTATCCCGTTGCACTTGCGAATTGAGTACGCCGCCGCTGCCTGCGCAGGCCCGGCAGTTGCAAGCGTCAAGTTCGTGGCATCGGTCACGGTGAGGATTTCATACCACGTCGCGTCGTCCCAACTTATCTGGTACTTCTTACCAGACCAGTCGGCCTCCCACGCCGTACCAGTACCTACGACGGCTGTGGTCGCGGCGCATTCAGCGGAACCAGTCTCGTATTCCGCAGAGTCAAACCGTAAAATTCGCACAGGCCCGATCTCGACTTTGAAGTCTGAAGGGAGCGCAAGCGAGCGCGTGTACGCGGGAACGGCAACGCCATATTCCTCCTCCATCCACCAATAGTTGTAATCGTCCATCACCTTACGCATGAAGTTGGCAATCAAGCCCTCGGTCACAGCCTGGGCCTGCGTGGTAAGAGCGGCGGGAGGGGTCGTGTCCCCGTAAACAAGAAACATCGCACGATTGTATATTTCCGAGAGCGTCATCTCCCCCTCCCTAGTAATACGGTATGGGCTGTATCACAGCGGGTATGGCCATCACCTGTCGCTGTAATACGTTCCACCGTCGCAAGCTTTCCACGTTCCAAAACAGCGTGTAGTACTCGTGGTAAAGCTCGATCAATTCTGCGTCGGTCATGAGGTCTTTGCGCTCGACCTCGTGGCACCCTAGCCGCCGATTGGCGTTGTACATCCGGCAAATAAAAGGACGCCGTTCGTAAACGGTGCACTTGCCGTCAGATAAAAAGGCGCATGTCCCGATAGTGTCGAAGTTGTTGCCATCCAGTAGGGACTTCTCAAAGTCCGATACGTAAAAGGGCGTCTTGCAGCACTTGTTCCCGCACTGTGAGCACGGAGTATCGGGAATGCGCGCGTAGAGGTCATATAACAGCCTGAGCTTCTTCTCGTGTGTCAACCGGGTCCTTCTTTGAGTGTTTCTTTGCCAGATCGTCGGCGCTCTTTTCGTCGTCGTAGAACTCGCTCTTTGAAATCGGTATTCCGGTACACTCGGCAGGCTTGCACTCGATGCAGTCCTT